TGTACTTGTGCTCTGAAAGCGAATCTTTGACTTTTGTGCAAAAGTCTCCAACTAGGGTTCCCCAGCTTTTAGATTCAGAGCGCAAACGACTTAACAGTGCGCGCGAATGGCGAGTAACCTCTTGCTTCAATTCTTTCACTATAGTGCGAATCATATAAAGCAATACAGGTTTCTTCTTCACCATTTCACGCAAGCGCGTAGCAGCATCATTCTTCCAAATGGAGAAATCCGCTCCTTGAAGGGTCGATGTCCATTGAGCTACTATAGCATTGTCTTCCGCATCTGATGTCTCGAATAAATCATAATCAAGCATGTCAATGTGGTTAACGAATGTGTCTAGTTTGTCAGCGATTTCGTCACGAAACAAGTGTCTGAGTTCGGGATAGACTTCTGCAAATTCCAGAATCTTTTCACTATTCCAACTCGTCATATCTTGCAACTTGACTAATCGCACATCAGAGTCCATGTCGTATAGCCATAAGTCTTCTTCAGCGGCAGTTAAGGCTTGAGCTTTCAATATAGCGTTTGCTTCGGCTTCTTTAACCTTGGCATTTGCTTCTGCAATCTCCTTCTCAAGCTTTACACGCTCCTGAGCAAACATCTTATCGGTATGCAGTTGATTTGCATACTCCATAAGAAACTCATTTGCAGCTGTCGCTTTCTGCCATCTTCGTCGATAATGTTGTACTGCCATATTAGCAAACTGCTTATATGTCAAGTACGGTCCGCTCTTTCGTCGTCCGGTCACACTGTCAATTAGGATGATACGGTAAACATCCAAACAGTGCTTGTCTTCTCCAGTAATGGCTTTGACTTTGGCAGGGTCCAGATACGGAACACCATCACGCAAAGTCGCATATTCGGGCTTCACTTCTATCTCTCCAACAAGGTCAAATCTACGCCTAACCGCTTCAGGGCAAGCAATAGACTCAGGTCTAATTTGACTGACCTTCGTGTTGGAGGTGCATATCACAACTCTAGAGTTGAAGTAGGTCTTCGACTTCTCTTCGAGTGTTGCCATATGCAGTGGATATGGTGCTATGTTTCCGGTCCTGATTATCTCCATAAACTCCTTATTAGGATTGCCAGCGGAATCAACAATCTGCGCAAAGTCGTCATAAATGACAACACGCTGATTTTTGTATCCATCCCAATAATCTTGTTCTACATTCCGCATGTAGATGTCCATCATTGGGTCCAGTTCGCCGTTAGAGTTTTGGGCTATTCCGTCAAGGTTCAATAATTCCACAGCCAAAGGCCACATCATTCCTGATTTTCCCATTCCGGAACTACCCTGGAGATAAATCACCAATGGTTCAATTCTCGGTCCAGATCTAAA